ATTTGTTTGTGGATGGTTTGCTTTTTGGCGCCCCCTGGGGCTTTCCCCCACCGGCGGCCCCCGCTTCTGCCGGCTGGGGCCCGCCCTTGCCTTCCTGCACCATGAAATTGATGATGGCGGTGCGGAGTTTGCCCGGCAGCGCCCGGGAGTCTGCGTCGCTCCAGCCTTCCCGCAGGGGCAGCCATTCGCCATCCACCTGGGCGGAGCCGCGGCTAAGCACCGCCAGGGTGATCATGCGGGTGTGCTGCTCCTCCTTTGCAGGCAACAAGGCCGCAACGCCCCCGAAGCCGCCCGGGGGGCCCCATTTCATGGCCACGGAGATCTTGAGAGCGGCATCGGTTTGAGGGCTGCTCAGCAGGGCGAAGGCCTGATCGGCATCCATCCCAGAATCCGGGTGCTCGCCAATGGTTCGAGCAATCTCACTCACCTGCAGCATCAACTGGGCCGATTCCCGTTGCTGCCGGTCGTATTCCTCAATCTCTCCACCTAGCAAATCGTTGTATTGCCGCAATCGAATGGGGCCAAATTCAGTAAATTGTTCTTCAAATGATGCAAAGACTGCATCCCTTGCCTTGGTCGTCATTCGAGCTTTTTGTAGGGAAGGCTTGCGTTATAGATCTTAAGTCTTTCGCTTGCATTCACGCAGGCTGATGGCAGCTTTACGGCGCAACGATCGCCCCCGTAGTCCGCCTCCGATGTCACCTGGGCCCATTCATCGCCAAACGATGGCTCGATGATCATCACGGCCACCTCCATGCGGTTGCAGGTCACTTCGCAGTGGATCAAATGGCAGGAGCCGTCCCCTGCCGCAAATAGGGGGTAGAAGCCGGGGTCATTCATCGAGGGCCCCGGCTGGCGATGAGGTTCACGCAGTCCGGAAGGTGGTGGCAAAGCCCTGCAGGGGCTTGCGCACACCGTTGGCCGATGCGTTGTTGGAGGCGTCCACCGACTGCTGGATGGCGCCATCGGCCGCCCGCAGCCGCAGGATTGTGGCCGCCGGCAGGGAAGCGGCCGGAGTGATCGTCACCACGTTGTTTGCCAGCGACACGCCCGCCAAGATTTGGACGCCTGAGGAGGCATTTTCCAGGCGGAAGCCACCGCCACCGGTCGGGGGTAGGGCAAGCTGCGTCAGGGCAGCGGTGCCATCGCTGGTGTAGGTGACGGTGATCGCGGCCGAAACTGCCACGGAGGATGCGTTGTCCACCGGGGATGTGGCCCAGCGACGGGTGCCCGAGCTCGGCGCCGTCGCTAGCTGGGTGGATTGGATTTCTCCAATTGGCAGAGGGGTTGGGCCGGAAATGTAACGGCCAAATACCGCATCGCTGCGGCTCATCAGATTAAAACTGATTTTGGTAAGGCCCGAGTTGCTGGCATTGGGATCGTTGTATCCCCTAAATACCCCGTTAAATCCAGCATAATCATAAACAAAATCACCGCTAGTACCTTGAGCGCGGCCCATTTCCTTGAGAAATTCAATATAAACCTCAGAATCTTTGTCGTGGCGTGACCGTTCAATTACGGCAAAGTCTTCGGAGTAGTCGCCCTGGAATACTGGCGCCGAAGCTGCTGAGACTTCGATGTTGCGCATAAAAAATACCTCACCTGAACCGGTGACTCTTGAGCCTACTGTCACAGAATCTACCCAGCCATTATCGCCAAATAGGTTGAACTCTTCTTCTCTGTCGTCAATTTGGAAGGAAAGTTTAGTGACACCTGGCATATTGACGTAGCCCTGTCCTGTAGGCAGGGTTGGCAGGGTGATCAAGCCTGCGCTATCCCTGGTTGCATATAAGCGATTGGGCAGGGTTAAGGGAACCACCCGTACCAGACTGCGGGTTGCTTTGTGGATGCTGGCGCCGATTGCAATTTCAGTCATTGTGGGGGGAAGTCTAAGTGAGTTGAATTGGTTGAATAGTAACGACATCCGGCAGCTCCACATTCAGCTGCTCGTAGGTGTCGTCGGTGGCAGCACGGATGCGCCGTTGCGCATCCGGGAAGGCCCGGAGGATCAACAGGTCGATTTCATCCAGGGTTTGGGTCGAGTCGTAACACACAAATGTCAACGACCAGATGCGGTTGGCAATGATCGTGCCGATGCCGCCGAGCGGCTGCCGAACGGGCCGGCGCTGCAGAACGGCCTCGATGCCGCGGATCCGCCAATCCGGTGGCACCCGATGCTGACCCTTGCCGCCGCCGGTAATCCAAAAGGCAATCCTGGTCGCCCCAGAAGGCAGGACGTAGACGCCCAGCTGGGCGCCGAAGAGATCCAGCAGCTGCTCTCGGATCTGGAGCAGGTTGGCGCCACGTTCGACCAGCTGGTCGCTCATGCCACCTCCTCAGGCTCTTCCCCATCGCCCTGGCGCTGCATTGCCAAAGCAGAACGCCGCTCGAAGTACTCCTGGAGGGTGATCCGGTCATACAGCACGGGCCGGGTCCATTGCCGGGCCGGCATCGTCAGGGCCTGCCCGTTGCTGCCGGTGCGCTTGAACACCGCCCCGTCATGGACTGGAGCCGCATAAGGAGCTGCCCACTCAAAACGAATCTCTATGCGGCTATCAACAGTTTCGGGCCCGACCACCCGTAGCGATTTGGCGAGGTTGCCGGTGTCCACGATGTCCCGGGGGGAGGGATCGGTGGGCCAGTTCCATTTGTCCTCCCGGATTTCGGCCGTAAAGCGCCGGGCCAGGTAGGCCGCAAAATCGGCGAAGGTTTCATCGATGGCACTATTGATCCGCAGGTCGACCATTGGCATCAGCGGCTGCCTCCGACGATGGTGAATTTGCCCTGGATCGCTTGGCGGATGGCAGGCAGGGCCACCCGATTGATGCCGATGTCCGGCCGCAGCTCAAAGGTGCCGCTGTAGCCATTGATGGTGGCCTCTGCCTGGGATCCACTGGTGAGCCGTGGATCCAGGGTGGGGGGCTCCAGCAGCCGGCCCGAGCAGTTGTAGTCGGTCATGTCGATCCCCGGCTGGCCCTTCCAGTCGGGCCGTGCGATGCGCAGCGCTGCGGTGTAGGTGAGCGTTTCCGGCCGGGGCACCGGATTGCCCGTCTCCGGGTCGTCCACCGTGGCCAGGCCGCTCACCGCAAATGTCAGGACAGCATTGGCGTGGGTGCCGTAGTTCGAATTCGGCAGCGACGGAATGGACATCAGAAAACCATCCCCACGGTGGGCAGCGTGGAGCGCAGTGCTTCGTATTGCTGGCCGTAGAAGGTGGCGTTCACCCCTGTGCCAGAGATGCCCGTGACGGCCTGGCCGACCATGGCGCCGATCTCGCGGTTGCGCAGATCAAGCAGATGGGCTGCGTAGTAGCCCACACCGCTGTCGTGCAGGTCGCCCCAAATTTCCGCAGCACACAGTTTTCCCGACACCAGCAGGGCATCTTCAATCACCGGCACCGGGTGAATGACCATCTCCGGGAATCTCTCCAGGAATGCCTCCAGGGTCGGGACCGCCATGATCAGCTCTTCCCGTCCTTGAGCTGCTTGAGCTTGTTGGCGATGTTGTTGCGCACCGGCGTGCGCTCTTCCATGGCCAGCCAGCCTTCCAGCTGCTTGGCATCACGCGACACATGCACCAAGCGCAGTGCCGTGGGCTGGTCGCACGTTTTGATCACCGTGACGCCAAAGGCGGGTGTGTCGTTAACGGTCGGGCCGCCCAGGTCAATTTCTTCAATCGCTCGCTGACCCAACAGTTGTTGGACGCTGGCGCGCTCCTTGGCTTTTTCCCACAGCCCAGGATCAATGTCGAAATTCAGCCCGGGTTTGAGGATGAGGCGCTCTTCTTGGCCCACCCAACAGACGACAAAGTCGCCAGCGGGGATCGCAGCCGTTTGCGCCTCGATCACCTCAGGGGTGTAGGCAATGGCAAGACGGCGGTGGGCCGGGGCCCCAGCCTCAACAGCAGCGGCAGGGGCTGCGGTCATGGCAGGGTCCGGCGCCGTAGCGGAATCAACCTCAGGCTTGGTAGAAGCTGGAGCGGGAGCAGTTGCAGTAGCAGCCATAAAACGGGAGGTAATTGGGTATGTGAGCCTGAATTAAGCTGATCAGCCTTTATCGATGTAGGTCACGGACTTGGGGAAAGTAATCTGTGTACCGGCGCTTTTGCTTTCGGCAGGGACCTTAAAGGCCAGATTGATAGGCTGAGGAGGTAAAAACTTGGTTGCCATGGAGATCATATACTTTACTTTATCTTCGGAGTATTTGTACAAAACCATCCGCTTGGCAGTAAGGCTGCCGCCGGATTTTGACGGTTCCAATTCGTTGATTGGCATTACCCGCTTGATTTGAGGGTTACAGTCCAAGAAAAAGTTCAGCACGGTCTTGGAATCGTTAGTCCCCATCTTTGTGGTGGTCACCCTGCGCCAGTCGACATAGGGCATCAGAAGACTGTCAGCGGCCTCAACTTGGTTGGAAACAGTGCCTTGATAGGTAATGCCTTCATTGAGGATGGCAACCATTTGGTCAGGGGTGATATTTGGGGCATCAAACCAGCCGTCGGTGGCGCTGCCGGTGATCACCAGCCTGTCTACGGCTGGATGGTTGAAGAATCCTTTTAGACCTGTGCCAGGCGCTCCGAAGAGAGCACACCGATTGTGCCGCTCTTCAATTGATTGGGTCGCAGAATCAGCTTTGCGCTGATCAAGACTAATTCCTGAAAACTGCGCTTTGCGGATTTCATCAGTGGTGAACCTAAACGAAGTGCCAATCTGACGGATTGCGTTAATAACCTCACCTCGCTTAACATCTGAAGTGGGCAGATCATCACCGCTGTCGCTGATAAAGTCCGCCTCGCCAACACGATCCCAAATATCGTACTTATGGGTATCGGCACCCTCCGGAACCTCAAAACTGACCGGCAAGATTTTGGGATAGATAATCTCGGGGTATTCCTTTTCGTATGCCCTGGCTTGGACGTATTGCAGCTCCTTTTGCAGAAAGGCTCCAGGGGCTGCCTGGGCATCAAGTCGAGTGGCCATGGTGATGATTGGCGAAGGGTTGGGAAAAGTGATCAGTCGGCAGTGAAACTCAATGCCGCTGGGGTGTTGACTTCCAGAAGCAGGACGGTTCCTACGGCGCCGGCCTTTCGAATTGCCCAGTTACCAGCGGTCAGAAGCAGCGAATTGCCAGCCGATGCTGTCTTGCCCCACTTGCCGGCATTTGGACCGGCCTTGAAGTACCGCAGGCTGTCGGTCAGCGCCACGGTTTCAATCACCTCCAGGTAGATTGGCCCACGGGTAAGAATATTGACGGCGGCACCAATCGGGATGCCATCGGCGTAGGCACCGGAGGGGCCATCGCGTTCGGCAACTGCAGTCCGGGCAGTTAGCCCCAAAATGCTGCCGGCGGCCGTGAGGGGAATACAGCTGTTGTTGAGGACGCCAGAGCCGTTCAGCCTCACCGGAATGCCAAACGGGATCCGAGCTGCGGTTTCATTGTGCCCAGTGGCTATGGTCGCGTCCCGTAGATCGGCAATTTGGCCGGGGTTGCCCCGATCCATGGTCAGCGGATAGGCAATTTGGGCGCCGTCATCAACGACTGATGCAGTGGGTGTAACGATCAAGGCCATGGTCAATTAGCAAGAGGACAGTTAAGTAATGAGAGGTCAATTGCTGGTCAACGGTTGTCGAGAAACATTCTCAAGCCGTTGTTTAAATTTTTCGCGGGGATCGGGTTCAGAATTGCCCGAAGTTTTGCCAAGCAAGAGCTCCAGAGCGGATGAGTGGTCCAGGCGGTTGGCGCTGATGGTGGCATCGCAATAGGTCTCAAATGCCGCGGCCACGTATTCGTCGGATTTATTGTCGAAGCGCTCGATCGCCACACCCGATTTCTGCATCGCTTCCAGTTGCAGTTGTCGCGGCGATAGGCCGGAATGGTCGATTCGTTCACCGGCCAATTCATTGGCCCGCTCCAGCAGCTCCAGCTTTTCGGTGACCAGCGCATCGAGATCGATCTCGCTGGAATCGAGCCTGGTTTCCAGATCTGCTTCCAGTTCGGCGAGCCGTTCGCTGATCGCATCCATCCGGCCGAGATCCGTCTGGTGTGCCCGCTCGCTGTCAGCCAGCGCGTTCACCACCCGCTCGTATTCCTGCCGTGACACCACGCTGTCACTACGGCGACGCCTGGCCATCGGCTTTTTGGGCTTTGGCATTTCGTCGGGTTCCATGCCCTCCTCGTCAGAGGTTTCCTCGGGGTGGCCGTCGGGGTCATCTTCAGGATCCATATCCATCGCCCTTTCCTGCATGGGCATGGAGGGTTTCCTTCCATCCGAGCGGCTTTGGCCCGCCAGGGCGGTGGCCAAGGTCGCGGTGGCGCTGGACAGTGCTGCAACAGCCGTGGTCATTTCATGGGCCTCCAAGGGGGGGGGTGATGGCGGAGAGGGGGGTGGTGGATCGATCGAGAATGCGGAATCCATGTGCAGTCGTACCTCAGACCCAGATCGGCCTTCCCTGGTCACCGCCAAATGGTTTCCCACGATGCGTCGCTGGATCGCGTCGTATTGCTCACCTGTGGCCGTAACCCCTGGTGTGCGATCGATCTGAACGCGATAGCCAATCGACAATTCCCTGGCATCGCCGCGTTCAACGGCGGCGATGAGTTCGGCGTCTGTGAGGATGACGACGCCTTTGACAAAACCGTTGTCGTACACGACTTCGGTTCCAGTCGATCCGCGTTGATACTGCCGAGTGTTGGCAGGGGTCAGCAGCTCTGGGGGATGCTCATGGGTGACGGGCAATCCCCCAAGCGAAAGAATTGAGTCGCGATGGGCAACCTCTTCTTCCGGGCGATATTCGACCTGGGTGCTGCCGTCTGCTCGCTTGTACGAGAGACAACCGGTACGGCTGAAGGTTCCACGAATACGCAAGAACCCATCTGGGGTTTTCTCCCAGTTGGGGCTAATGGCGCCACGGTCAAACCTCCATTCCTCGCTCACACCACCC